TCACCTACTAACCCACATCCAACACACACACCCATGACATACACCGAACACGAACAATTCGCCGCCGTTGAGCAAACTTGCGACGAGATCCGCAAAGAAAACGCCGACCTGCGCCTGTATATTTCTGAACTGCGCCAGCACATTGATGAGTTGAAGCATGGACTTGGTTACCTTTACAAGCTCAACTCCCTTGGAAAGACCAAAGAGTTGGCAGATACCATTCAGGAGCTACGCAAATGAACACGCCGAAATTCTCCCTTACCGAAGACCAGTGGGATCTGCTAATGGTAACCCTGTTGACAGATGCCGAAGATGCCGCTAAGTCAGGATACAAGGGCGACAGGGAAATTGCTCGTCGCTTAACAACTCTAATTCACAAATTCATCCAGTACAGAAAGACAACCAACCAATGAACACACAAACAGCCCAGCTACTCAGCACCATAGAGTCCCTCCTTAATAGCCAAGTGAAAATGGCTCAAGCACATGGACTGGAAACCCTACCACACATCAGTGTCGCTCGCGCTCGTACAATCCTTGCGGACATACGAGCCGTTAAAGCCGACATCAGGCCTCCAAATAGCGAGCCAAAGTTCTTCGGTCGCTTGGACAAAATTCATGCTTGACAAAGCTGTCAAAGTCTCTAAACCCAACCAGATGGAAACACATCCATATACAACAGGCAGAGACGAGATGCGTGAGCAAATAATTGCTTTCGTGTACGAACGCTATTGCTATTACAGAACCTTTTTCGGAAGGGAATCTGCAACGGCATTAGAGTTAAAACAGATCATTCTCGAACTGCGAGAAGATCAAGCAAAGGAGCAGGAAAAGCTAACCTCAACCGCTACGGATGAATGATCTCTGGAGGCCAACAAGCATCCCTATGGGCTGGAGTGCGGCGTACAAAAGCCTCTCTGCTCAATGGACTCTTGTTTGTCCTCATGGAAAGAGCCACCCTCATCCAGACGATCCTAACCTGAAAGGAGACGGCATCCATGCCTGTGATGGGTGCTGTTCAGAATTCAAAGAGTTCTCAATCAACCCCATAAATAAATACAATGAAATCGATATACAACGGCGAGTCACCATGCATCCCACACATCTGGGTAATGCTACAAAACCTTGACAAGAAAGGGTTATTAGTTCGTAAATTAAAAACTGCGGTAATTCTGCCGCCAAAAAATCAAAATAATTTATGTCTAAAGAACCAGTCAACCACCCTGCCTTCCCTGTCTCAGCATACGCTGGAGACAGCACAAACCCTCCAGTGCGTCCCAATAGCGGCATGAGCATCCGAGACTACTTCGCATCCGCCGCCTTGGTTGGACTAACGACACCTGCTTCAGCAGGCGACCCAGAAGCCGCCGCTGAGAACGCTTACGCGATTGCTGATGCAATGTTGCAAGAGAGGTTGTACACTACCCGTAAATAATATGTGGCATCACAACCCAAAGAATCCATTACAGGTAAATAAACCAAAAGCTCCCGCCAAGCCTGCGGCTCTCAATGCCAGCGCGGAGGAGCCTAAGTCATCGACCTCATCGATCAAGTTTGCCACGCCTGAGATTCGCGTTGGATTGAACTCCGCGAAATCGTCCATGCCTACCAGCGTAAAAATTCCCAAGGTATCCACCCCCAAGATGCCAAAGGATAAAAACGTCATCATTCCAAAACCTAAAAAAATGCCAAAGCGAAAGCTAATGGCTTAACCAAAAAAACAAACACCATGTCCGAAGACATCATCATCGAAACCACTGACGCGCCCACAAATGTCGTAGCTATGCCTACGCCTGAAACCGCCGAAAACGCGCCTACAGAGGCTCCTGCGGCTTCTGAAGCGGCATCCAAGCCTGAACCAAAGAACATTCAGGAGTTGATTGCCAACATCGACATCAAGGGAGTCACCGAACATGAGATCATCGTTGACCTCATCGCTGGCATCCAGCAACTCGCTGTTCGCGGAACCATCGCCCTTGGACTGCTTGAGCGCATGGCTGCTGCACAGGAGTCCGCTGATCCTGCTCCTGAAACGCCAGCCGCTGAGTAATGAACACTGGGAAGTCAAATAAAGCTCGTTCGGCATCGCCGTCGGATGCCGCGAGCCGATTGACTGCCTCAAGATCCCACGCCGCTCCGAAGGCTCCGAAAGGGGCTAACGGAGAGACTGGTTATGTGGGAATTAAGCGAAAGGTATTTATCCTCCGCCGCCACAACCTATCATCAAACCAATAAATACATGGACGACATTGTCAACCACCCACCACATTATACCTCGCACCCCAGCGGAATTGAAGCCATACAGGTCACTCAGCACATGGGGTTTTGTTTGGGCAATGCCATGAAATATTTATGGCGTGCTGGGAAGAAAGACCCAGCGGCAGAAATTACTGACCTGCGTAAGGCGATCTGGTATATTGAGCGTGAAATCCTCCGCCTACAAACTCCAAATGGAAAATAAAAACCCCCACCTACAGCGTCTCATCAACAAGACCGAGACCTATCACGAACTCATGAACAGCCGCATCTCTCCAAAGAAGCGCAAGAGCCTGCATAGCAAGCTGGGCGGTATCGCAAAGGGGATGAAGATCAAGCCAGCCGACATGAATGGATGAGCGAGGCGATACCAAAGAACCAATTCGGATGGGGCGGAGGCAAGGGTGACTATGAGCGTCCAGTCAATCGTCGTTTGTTTCGAGAAAACATTGAGAAGATCAAGAAAGGCCCAATGCGCGGTACAGCCGTTGCAAAGAAAGGCGGAAAGACAACCTATAAATATTGACACATGAAAGTTACAAAAAAACTCGTAAAGCATCTAACCAAAATCGGCAAGATCGGAGGCAGGGCGACCACCGATAAAAAAACAAAAGCGTCGATTGAAAACGGCAAAAAGGGCGGTAGGCCAAGGAAACATCCCGTCCGCGAAGCCGCATAAATAGAGGCTGTAGAAACTATTTTCATTTCCACGAAGATTTTCCTTTGAAACCCAAGCGATGAGTGCAATATTGGTCGTGTAGTCAATCAACACAAACACACACAACACACCATGAACATCATCGAACGCATCAACGCCTGTAAAGACTGGAAGACACTAGACACATTCAAACGTAAAGACTTCATTGAGTTTCTTTCCGCTCGCGACTTCACTTGCGACCCACTCACTGGAAAGTATTGCAAAAACATGGATCTCATGAGTCTACGCCACTGGGTGCTTGTAGCACTAAAAGATGATCGTGAAAAATCAGCCCAAAAATAATTCTCGACAACCCAACCCAAGCGCACATATAAATCTTCCCTGTAGTCAATCAACACACAACACACACATGAAAGCAGAAACATCAACCCTCATCACATATAGACTGGAACTTATTTCCCAAGCACTCAAACGGCGTGGGATAGCGTTTCAATCAATCACTCGCGATGAAGACGGCTTTTATTTCATCGACGACAGAATGTTCGTAAATTGCGATTACGCATTAGAATTTGTTCGCAATCAAAAATAATCACCAATCCAAACAAACACAACACACACATATGGCAACCACCACATCCACACTAAACTCCGCCCTAGTAGCCGCCCTCGGTGAGCTTCGCAACATCCCCAAGGACAAGGTCAACCCGCACTTCAAGTCGCGGTTCACATCACTCGACGCAATCCTCGACGCAACACGACCAGTCCTTGCCAAGCATGGGTTGGCGATGAGTCAGGAGCCAGTCTTTGAGGACAACATGGCGGGCGTAGTGACACGCATCATCCACGCTGGAGGTGAGAGCCGCGAGAGCAAGCTGCTCCTGCCGCTACGCGACCAATCAGCCCAAGGCGTTGGCTCTTGTTTGAGCTACGCTCGCCGTTACTCAGCCGCTGCCGTTCTTGGCATCGCGAGTGATGAGGATGACGATGGTCAACAGGCCAGTACGCCTAGCCAGCGAGTTGTTAGCAAGCCAGTCATTTCCAAGCCAGCTTTCCAGCCTCGCAAGACTGACGCTGACAAGCTGTCAGAGGAAGTAACGGCTTCAGAGCCTGCAAAGACGGCGGTAATGGATCAGTGCCAAGTTATGTTTGGTTTAATGGAAACACACAAAATCAGCGAGGCGATGCTTGGATCATTCCTTCTCAGCCATAACATCGATGTTCCTGACTTCCTTGTAGACCTGCCGTTGCCAGTCGTGAAACGGATCAACGAGAAGTTCGATGACATTGTCACCTTCAGCGCGAAATTCACCAAGTAATAATTCAGCACATGAATACCAACCCTTCCATCAAACCTGATTGCAAAAGCCAAGATGTCAAAAATTATAAGAAACGGAAACAAGCCAGCGATGAAATGCGTCAAAAGTTGCACATCATGGAAATCCAAAGAGATCGGGCAATAGAGATTGCTCTTGATTGCTTAAACGGAAGAATGGGAAAAGAAGAAATCATAGCTCTTGCAGATTTGATTGAAGCTACAAATCCCAACAAATAAATAGTATGACCGACGAACGCAAAGACAAGATGAGCGGTAGCGCGATGGCAAGCTACGCGGCCTGCGCTGGAAAGTATCAGCTTGAGATCACCTGTCCCCCCAGCGAGTCTGGGGCGGCGGCTCTCATGGGCAACCGCATCCACGAGTACATGCAAGATCCCATGTCTGTCGTCCTCACCGACGAGGAGCAGGAAATCGCAGATCGTTGCCAAGTGGAGTACGAGGAGATCAGGGGGGCAATCGCACTTGGAGATCCTGACAGCACGACGCTAGAGAAACGCCTGTGGTACGGCGACCAGTGGTCAGGCCAGATTGATCGCATCGATCACTTTGGTGAGGAAACCGCGCTAGTGGTTGACTGGAAGACAGGCAGAGTCGGCACAGGCAACTCGGCGGCTGAGAACCTCCAGCTTCGCTCCTACGCAGTTCTGGTGAAGAAGAACCTGCCGAAGCTCAAGCGCATTCTGGTAGCCATCGTACAGCCTATGGCAGCAAAGTTCACCATCGCGGAGTACAACGAGGATGACCTGATCCAAGCCGACGAGCAGATCCAGTCCATCGTCAACGCCGCGCTAGCACCTAATGCTCCGCGCTCGCCATCACCTGATGCCTGCAAGTATTGCCGCGCCAAAGCGATCTGCCCCGAAGCGGCTGGAGTTGTATCGCAGATGGCAAATGTGAATGCCGAGATCGTACCCAAGCTGACCAACGAACAGCTAGGCGAATATTTAGAGAAGATCGACATCCTTGAACCTCTCTTTGATGCGTTCCGCGAGGAGGCCAAGCGCAGGCTTGTAGATGGTCACCAGATCGTCGGACGCAAGCTAACCTCTGGACGTACCAGCCGAAGCGTTGACTCCGTACACGGCCTTGTACCGCTCTTAGCGGATCACATGAACGCCGACGACATTCTCGCCTGCTGCAAGGTATCACTGCCACAGCTTGAAAAGACTTTTGCTGCAAAAACTGAGATGGCTAGCAAAGATGCGAAAATCGCATTGGAGAAGGCCATCGCTGAAGTTCTTGTGAGCAAGACGGGCGCACCAATCATGGTGCGAGCGAAGTAATAAACACAACCAACTAAATAAATATGTCCAAAATAACAAAACAAGAAGATGATGAAATGCAAATGTGTGATATAATATCAGCATTAGTAGAAAAAATAGCTGATGAAACAGAACCTTATGTTATTGATGTGGTTTCTATTGCTTCTGATTATGTAGATTTTCTTATATTTTCTGAAATTATATCACCAGAACAAAAGGAGAAATACATTAGGACTTGTGTTCATGTAGCCATTGATCACGCGATTGATGATGAAATGAACATTATGGATAAGAAAAAATCTGAAAATGAAGAAAATTTCTGTTCCCGTGGAGCAGAGTAACCAAAACAACCAACCAAAACACCCATGCAAAACAAACCGACAGATAAACAACTAGATATAGCAACCGCGCTCGCCGCAAGGGCGGCGGAATGGTTAGAAGAATCAGTAGATTGTCAACTTCAAGAAATGAATGATTATCTTCAATTCTTGTCAGATGCTAATCTGATTAATCCAGAAGATTACGAGACGTATGTAAGAACAGCTCTGCATACCGCAATCGATTCTATCCTTGACGCAGAATGCGAAGAGGGTGAAGAAACCAAGCAGGAATCCTGCTGCAACAAGTAAACAAGATGGCATACGAACATAAAGAGGGGAAAGGCACGATCTTTCCGAACGACTACAAGCAACAGGAGTCTCATCCTGACTATCGCGGAAAGGCGATGTGGAAGGGCGAGATCATTGAGATCAGCTTGTGGGAAGGCGAGACACAGGGCGGCGTCAAAAAGTTTGGCGTTGGCATCAGCGAGCCACGCACTCCGAAGGATAAGCCACAGGGCTTCATCAAACAGAACGCGCAGGCTTACAAGAAGCCAGCCAGTCAGGAAAACGAAGACAACGATCCTCTTCCTTTCTGATCATGAGCGCAGTAGTTGCAAAAAAGGGCGTCAAGGACGACGACACATACATCTGCGATGACTGCGGTGACCCGATACTGGGAAACCGCATCATCAACGGAGAGATGGTTTACTATGTGAAACAGGATTTATCCAACCCACATAATAACCGCTATCGTTGTGCCGATTGCCAAGACGACCTTTGGAACAAATACTAAATAAATGGAACCTATCTCCTTCATCATCCCTGTGACGCCAGTATCCCTCCAGAATTCTGGCAGAAAGGTGATGGTGATGGGGGGTAGGCCAGTTTTTTACAAGGACAAAAAAGCTAAGGATTGGATCAAGGTTGTTGGCTATTACGCCAAGACCTACACGCCATCCAAACCAATTGAAGGCCCGATCAAGTTGACGCTCACATTCGTAATGAAGAGGCCAGTCGCTATGAACGCTAAGAAGTTCCCACAGGGGCGAATACCAGCAGATAAGCGGCCTGATACTGACAACCTATGCAAGTGCCTAACCGATGCACTGATTGGGTTTTGGGTTGACGACGCGCAGATAACCACGTTACAAGCATCAAAGTGGTTTGCGGCTAAGACAGAGATGCCGCGAATCGAAGTACACATCGAACCCATAAATCTACAAACACATGGACAGCAAGAAAGCATTTGACGAGTGGTATCAAGGGGAGGGCGTTAGGACGCCAGTGCCAGCGGAAGAACACTTCCATACCTTTTACCAGAACATTGCATTTGAGGCAGGGTTTAAGGCGGCTATGAACCATTGCATCAGCGTGATCGACGAGGTCGAGAAGCAACTTAAAAAGAAATGAATTACTATTCTTTTCATGTGGGAGACTTCTCATCCCACACCAGTCACTTGTTTCGAATGGAGGAGCTAGCATACCGACGTATGCTGGATCAGTACTACCTATCGGAATCACCTCTACCGCTCGACCCAGATCGCGTCGCTCGCCTGATTGGAATGAGGGATCAAGTCGCTATGGTATTAGAGATCCTTTCTGAATACTTTCTGAAATCAGAACACGGCTGGCGCAACAAGCGAGCCGATGAGGAGATTTTGAAGTACAAGGCAAAAGTATCTCGCGCAACCGCCGCAAATCTTTCGCGCTGGTCAGAGAAGAAGTCTCATGTGGATCTGAAATCAGAAAGCGATCAGATCCCAACCAATAACCAAGAACCAATAACCAAGAAGTCTAATATAAAAAAGAAAAGGGTCGCTGACGCTCCTTTGGTTTTTCCCTCGGGCCTGAACAATGATGCCTTTAAGGAGGTCTGGAACGAATACCTTGCATACCGCAAGGCCAGCAAGATGCGAACCCTCCAGCAGAACAGCCTGAAGCTGCTACTACAACAGATGGCAATTTGGGGATCGGATGGAGCAACGCAAGCACTCAAGACAACCATCAGCAACGGCTGGACAGGGGTCTTTGAGCCGAAATTCACAGCAGCACCAGCAACACAAACAACCAACCCATACGCAGGCATTTTCTAACCATGACAACGATCAAAGCGAACTGCAAAGATTGTGACATCATCTTTGATGCTGACAACATCACATTCAACGGACGCACTCTGTTCAGTAACTCCATCTGTCCCATCTGCCTCGACAAGCGCGTCGAAGAGTCGGATCGGAACCGCGAGCGCGAACTCCTAGAAGGGCGCAGGAATGCGTTTTGGGCTGAAGTGCCTAGATTGTACGCCGAAACGGATAAAATGCGTCTACACGGCAACCTCGTTCGAGCAATCGATGCTTGGGAGTATTCGCCAAGGGGTCTTGGCATGATCGGCGCATCAGGGGCGGGGAAAACTAGAGCCGCCGTAGAGATTCTCTTCAGAGAACACGAACTCGGAAGGAGTATCTGTTACCTAAAGGCAACTAAGCTGACACAGCACGCGCAGGACAGGTTTAATAACGACGACCAGATAAAGCACACAGCCGAAGTGCGCCTGCGAAAAGCCTACACCTGCAAGCTGCTACTGATAGATGACCTTGGCAAGGGACGCCTGCCAGCAACAGCCGAGGAGTTGTTATATGACCTAATAGACGAGAGAAGCGAGAATGGTCTACCTATAATCTGGACATCCAACGCAAATTCAAACGATCTCCATGCCATGCTTTCCAAGGATCGAGGTCAGGCAATCCTACGCCGCTTAGTAGACTTCTCAACCATAGTAACCATATGAGCGAACTTACAGACTGGATACACAAGTCGTTACGCAGGTCGATTACTGAAACCAAGAAGCGAGCCAAGAGGCGCGGAATTCAGTTTGAAATAACCAAGGAACACATTGACCACTTGACTTTCATCAACCCAGAACGCTGTTGCTTAACAGGAATACAATTTAGGCGGCGCGCAGAAAACTTCACAAGGAACCCATACGCGCCATCAATTGATCGCATCGACAACACAAAGGGATACATTCCTGAAAACATCCGTATCGTTGCTTATTGCATTAACAACGCCATGAACGAGTGGGGGGAGGGGATACTTAAAGAAATCACAACGGCGTACAAAGAATGGAATCCACAATGATAAATATATTCACGCTTGCAATCTGTTGGATGAAAGGCCACGCTTGCATTTCAACATACAAAACATCAATCAATAAAACTCGCCGCATCGAATGTCTTCGGTGCGGTCAAACATGGAAAATATGAACACACATACCGATCAAATGACACCAAACAAAATTAACAAACGGATCGCCATTGCTTGCGGGTGGTCTACCCGCAGCGGGTGGAAATTGGAATTTGAACGCTGGCACGAGGATCCAGAACATTATTGGATATGTCCTGTAACGCTTGATCGTTGTGAACCCCCAGACTACTACAACGATCTAAACGCCATGCACGAAGCGGAGAGAGGAATGGGAAACTATCAATGGTGGAAGTTTGTCTCTCACCTAACGGATATTTGCGGGGGCGGGACTGCATTGGGAATATCAGCAACCGCACCACAAAGAGCCGAGGCATTTTTACGAACCATCGGGAAATGGGAGGATGGAGAATGAGCGACACATACGAAGATATTGGAGAGCTTTGCGTGGAACTTGAACATCAGAACGGGCGATTGAACGACGAGGTCGCAAGGCTCCGAGAGGCACTTGAGCTTATCTCCTGCCCCGAGCGACCAGATGGAACCTACAACCGAGACAGGCGAGCGTGTGAGCTGCTCGCTAAAGACGCACTCAAAGCTGAAATCAAATGACCACTAAAACCATGACACCAAACGAAATCAATAAACGAATTGCCCTCTTTTGTAAATGGAAACAACTTTCCTCTTATTTTGGAGGAGTTGAGGGACTTTGGGAAGACCCAAATGGGAAACAACAAAGCACAATCCCCAACTACCACGGCGACTTAAACGCCATGCACGAAGCGGAGAAAATCCTAAATTGTGAGCTTTCGCAAAGGGATGAATATATGGCCGAATTGGAATGCCTTGTTTTAGGCAGATGTGATGTTCCCTACGATCATTTTAGGATGTCAACCTGCTCTGCCGCACAACGAGCCGAGGCTTTCCTCCGCACCATCGGACAATGGGAGGACGAGAAATGAACCCCTATGGAAGAAACCCCATATTAACCATAGTCATTATATCTATAGCCTTTCCTTTAGAAGTCGTAGCGCAGATTGCGGTTTCCTCTTGGGGAGCGGTTAAGGAGACGACTTGCGCCTATCTATCCGAAATTAAAAGACTCAACCAACTAACGAAATGAACCACGATACCATTCCAACGCCACGGACGGATGCTGCTTGGAACTCTGATGTAGATGGCTCGGAGTTAGAAATTGTGAGCAAGCAACTAGAACGAGAACTGACCGAGAAAACCAACGAGGTCGCAAGGCTCAAGGAATTGGCGGAATGGTATAAGTCTGGAGTCGAATCGTGTTGGCACGCCGCAAACACCTATGATGGCAATTACGTTAAAGCATGTGATAATGTTATGAACATAGCTTCCGAACAATTATTAGTAATAAGAAGAACTTAAAGCTGAAATCAAATGATTGCTGCATCAATAATCTGGCTATGGCTGCACTCCGCATCACCCACGCCCACACCAAAGCCAATTCGCCAGCCAGTAATTGTGGAAACACTACCAAAGGGTAAGCCAATCAAACCACTGCCTCCATCACAATCCCCATCACCACTACCTGCAATCACGCCTATCCCACAAGCGACTCATTCACCATACCCAACTCCTCCTCCAGTTAGAGGAACCGCGTACAGCGTAATATGAACACAAACACAGCAACCAAACTAAAGCGCGGCGCATGGAACGGCTCCAACACAAAACGCTTTTGGGGATACCACCCATCAGGCCGCGAGATGTGGGTAACGCCAGATCGATTGGAAGCAAGCAAGGAGCCAATCAAGCTAGGTCAATTCAAAGTAAAAGCATGAACACAACAATACACCCAGAACCAGACCCAGACGACATATGAGGCCACGCATCATCCTAGAGGGCGTAGGCATGAATCCAGAGCTGCCAAGGTGCATCATGTGCAACCAACCGAAATATGTATTTACTGACAGCAGGCTCTGCGAGGAGTGCGACTTAATTAAAAACCAAAGCAATGAACCCAGTAGAAGTGACGCTTGATCCACACGAGTTCCATGCAGCGGTCAACTCAGCACTGCTGCAAGTCACCTGCTCATCGCTAGACAGGAGAGACCATACCTACACCATGAAACGGAGTAAGTTGGGCGTCCTTAACCATTCAATCATCGGATCAATAGGAGAGATGGCCTTCGCAAAGTTTGCTGACAGATTCTTCATCCAAGACATCAACGCATTCCACAAGCGACCAGATTGCTTTGAAGACATTGAAGTCAGATGCTCAGACAAGAATCTCACACTCATCACCAGAAATGACGACGATCCAAGTCGTAAATACGTTAAGGTTATGACCAACGGATCAAAGGCTCTCATCGTCGGATGGCTGTACGGAAGCGAGACTCGCAAGCAAGAATTCTTCCATTCAAGCGAAGGTAAAAGAGACTGCTGGATGACCCCCCATAGCCATCTGAAAGACCCAAGAACCATCTTCAATCAGCCGTTTTAGATCAATAAAAAGATAATGCGCTGGATCAAAAATAACCATTTCATTGGACTAATCGTCAAGCATATAATCTCTTTACAGAGTAAA